GGAAGAAGGGTCAGGGGTGGCTTAGATGTATTAAAAAACCGTCCACCTTTCGCAGAATTGCATTTAGTGCATAGACATTGCAAATTCCACTCATCATCTGTTCCACCCGCACTTCTTGGAATAATGTGGTCAACCGAATTGCCTTCCAGCCCGCACGCCTGGCAAGTGTAACCGTCACGTTCACGGATACGCTTTGCAATGCGCTTCCACCTGGTTGTGCTGCCATTGTCCTTCAATGCACTTGACATCAGTACCAGTTCCTTTCCTGGTGGAATGCCCATGCTTTGCATGGTGTTTGATAACGAATTGTTATATATCGAATCGTTGCGTCTAACTGTCTGAATGGGTCAAGGTCACGGTAATGCTTCGATCTCATTTGACCCAATCCGAAATGACTTCCATTCTTCGCAGTGTATGACCACCGTGATTCCTTTGTGATGATCTTGTTGAAGCATTGAAATTCTTTGTAGTCCAGAATCCTAGAATGTGCATATAACTTCAAATGATCTATTGAATAATTGGCTGAATATGCAGGGCTTGCCCCTTGCACTGCGATTAAGGCTGAACCGATAAACACCAACCGTTTTTTTATCTTTATCTTTTTATCCTTTAAGACTGAAAGAACTTCATTCTGTTGCAAGAACTTCAAATCCTGGGGTTGTTGTATCGCTTCAGCGTACACCCCCCACGCAAGCCCTTTACGCTTACGCAACGCCAATGATTTGATAACGACTTTATAACGATTTGATAACATTTTGTTATAAATGGTTTTCCCCATTGTGGGTCTAGGTTGTGGATAACTCATTGATGACCCCAACCGTCGCCTTTGAAGGATATGCCGAAGGTTGAGTAGACCCGACTCATGTTTTGCCCGCAACATATTGGGTTTCGTTCCTCATGGATTGACTTATCCACCTCAACACTGATTTGGCACACCGTACATTTAAACTCATAGATTGGCACTGGAATCCCCTATCTGTGCAACCCCCATGACTTCGCACTTCGTGCATTGAATCACTTCCACACCTTCGGGCAGGTTGTCCGTTATTTTGTGGATTAGTTGAACTGTCACTTTCTTGCATTTGCGGCATTCAAATTGCACTTTGTCCATAGTTGGATTTCCTCAAATTCTCGATCGGCTGAAGATTGATTTGCGTAACCCACCAATTCGGTTGCTTTGAATGTCGGTATTTTGGGCGTTGTGCCATTGCAATGGGTATCCAACCCGCTATGAAGTAGTGCGGTGCTTGACCAGTGACCAGCACTGCAATGTCATTTGGTCGATCATATTCATGGACGATCAATTGCCCGGCAACGTACTTAGTCCACCGCACTTCGATCGCATTGCCTACGTCGGCTTTGACTTTAAGTTTTTGTTCGTACGGGTCAAATGGAAGGTCGAAGTATTTTGCAACGACCCATTCGCTACCAATTGCTTCAGCCGTTTCGACAAGATATTCATACGTTGAAAGGTCTTTTTGGTATCGCTGCGGGTTTGACATTGTTTTGCCCGTATCGGTTTCCCACTTGATCGCAGACAACATGCAGACCATTTGTTCCGCGTGGGTCAATGTCATTTTCACCGACAACCACCGCACAACCAGGCAAGTTTTTCGCCGCCCTGTCCGATTTTGTAACCAAACGCGTCAATTTTGACGATAATGGAACACCCGTCGCATTGTGCGACGTTATATTCGGCAATGACTTCACCGTTGTGTAGCAGTTTTGCGGTCATGTCTTTTGGATAGATTACTTCGACGTAGTCACTCATACCTGAGGCTTCCATTTTCCGTCGCTTGCAAGTACATACCAGGCAGGCGCGCATTGGGTTGCCTTTGTGCGTTCAGTGCAAAAGTAGCCGCCCCAATTCTTAGGTGCGCCTTCGTGCGCTTGCTTCCAAATGCGGTGACCGTGACTGCACTGCGGTGCTTCGGCTACCAATTGACCACCCAATTGTTTTGCAATTTCGTCCATTGATGAACCCAATGAAGGAATACCTGATTGTTCGGCTTCTCCCGCGGTTTTGTAACTAGGCACGTCGCCGAACTTTTTCGTCCATGGGTCATAATCGTCAGCGGTGGATTTGGCAACGGTTGTGCTGATCGTTTCAACCTTTTCCATGTCTTGACGGGTTGGACGCTTATCCGTTCCCAGCAATAGACCAATGGCGCGTCCAATGCTGGACGTGACCGTATCTTCGCAAAAAAATTTTTTCATTTGGACGTTGTAGGTTGCCACGTTGCCGAATGCGTAATCGATCGCTGAAGGCTTTTCGTCTTCGTACTCTTTGAAGATTTGGGTCTGAACTAGAATAAAACCCTTTTCAGCATTGAATTCGATAATGTGATTTTCAATTCGACCAGTTGGGTGTGTTTCCCAAAAACGTTTGATACGTGCAGCAACGTCTTCGTAATTGTCCAGGAAGCCCGCCATTAGTTGACCGCCTTATTCGCCATGTGGCGAACCATTGCCTTACGCCGTGCCATGCCTTCGCGCTTGCCTTCTTTGAAACCTTTTGCGTATCCCGCGGCGGCTGAAATCACCATAAGAATGATGACAAGCACCAAACGACCCAACGTTTGCGGGTCTAATAGATCAAGTACCATTTTGAATTCTCCCGATTCTAGGCGGTAACTGCTACCACCTGAGATCAGGGTGACGCATGATTGGCGCGCCGTCAAGAACCTTGCGTGTTTGTCGGCGTGTCTCCAGGCTTGGGCTTTGATTTGAGTCCGTTGCCCGCAAGTACGCCACCCAATGAACCAGTCAAGAAAATTGCCAGGGTTTTCAATAGATCGATAAAGGCTGCGTCATTGGGTGCTTGCGCGCTGACTGGTTGCGTGACGAAAATCAGTGCGTAGGTTATGCCGACGGTTACAACCAAAAACACCGCTGCAAGGGTTGAACCAATAATCAAAATTAGTTGCGCGTGGACTTCTTCAGGGCTTTTGCGGCGGGCTGGTTTGTTGCGATTCAATTCCAAGTAGGTCGTCAGTGCATGTTCCAGTCGGGAGACATTGCGGTTTTTGGCAATGCGCTTTCCCCCAGTTGTCGAATTCTTGGCATTCATATCGCACCCAACCCTGATACCCGCAAGCGGACTGGGTTAGTGCAAGTGCCCAAACCAACCCAGCCGCTGCGAATCGTCGGTTCACTTCCCCGTAGAACCGAAGGCTTTGTCGTTTGGATTTAACCAGCGCAAAACGACTGGTGCGACTGCTGCCGCGCCTGCCATTGCAAGGGTCTTAGGGTCAGTCACGCCCGCCATGTATAGGGCAAGTGCTGCCGCCATGAATGAACGCGCCCATGACGCGGCTAGGGCTTTTGCTTGTTCCATTTTTTCTCCTTTGTTGGCTTCGCTGCCGACTTTGGCATTTCAATTGCTGGAAATTCTCCCTTATAGGGCACAAACTTTGGAATACCAAAACCGACGATTTCCTTCCCTTCACCGTATGATCGAACCTTGACCATGACCATGCCGCCGTTGCGCTGGTCGCCTGTTCCGCTGGTGTTGCCTTCAATTGTCAAGCATGTCTTTGAATCGATTAAGCCCACAACAATTCCAATGTGTGAAATGCGGTCAACGCCGTCATGTGGGAAATCCATAAATGCCAGGTATCCCAACTGCGGCATGGTTGACCAACGGTTGATTTCTTTCAATTTGTGTGCGCCTTGCGCGGTTGAAACCATTGACGGGATTTTGACCCCCGCTTCGTTGGCGCACCAATTGACGAAACTTCCACACCAAGGCAAACCGTCTGCCTTTGTAAATTTGCCGTATTTGGTTAGGTTGTCGCCTTCTTCTATCGTGCCGATTTCAGCGGCTGCAACTTCGATCAAACGTGCGTTTGTACCTTGTGGATAAACACTCATTTTTCTTCCACTTCAGGAATGACAAATTCGTCAACAATTGGGTCATAGGCAATTCCTACCGACGCAAATCCTTTTCTAAAATTTCCGTTGTATGAAGTCTGAATCCAAGTGCCGCCAAAAGTATCAGCACAAAATTCAACTCCGATTGATTCTTGTTCAATTCCGTCTTCGTCCAACAAAACTTCATTTGCAACGACGATAACTTCTTCAACAATGTTGTGTTCGTTTATTCTTGCAAAATGTGCCATTTACCCCACCACCACTATGACTATGCCTGAACCGCCTGCAACTCCCGAACCGCCACCATTTCCTGTGTTGGCTGTTCCTGCACCTGACCCGCCATTTGAACCCGCTGCGTATGTTACTGAACTGCCCGTGATTGAATTTGCCAAGCCCGCACCCGCAGCACCAGGCGTTCCACTACTTGCCGCACCGCCTGCACCGCCTGCACCACCGCTACCACCACCCGCGTTGTTTGATGTTCCATTGTAAAAACCAATCCCGCCGCTATTGCCCAAACCACCGTTTAAATTCGCATGACCTGACTGGCTGGTTGTCGTACCAAAACCACCTGTTCCGCTCATGTTGACTGTTTTATCGGAAAATGTAGTGCCGTCAATGTATGCAGCACCACCGCCGCCCTGGGCATAGTAGGTCGAACCGATTAATGAACCATTGCCAGCGCGCCCATATTTGTTAATAAGTGCAACTGCACCGCCTGCACCAACGGTTATTGTATGTGTTCCGCTAGGTAAAAACGCAGTTGTTGTCGTAACCATTCCACCCGCACTTCCGCCAACGCTAGTTGTGCCTGAAAACGGTCCGCTAAAAGCCCCTGAACCGCCACCGCCAACGCACAAAATTTCACACGAACCGCCAGCACCAATTGTGATTGAACCTGAACCTGTGAATTTATAAATTGTTTTGCCAGGACGTGAAGACGTGTCAACCGTCGGTGAACCAGTTGTTCCCGTAACTGTTGCTAATGGTGTGCCGCCGCCTGAAACAAATGGTAAGCCTGTTAACAATGGGGTCATGCGAATTTCACCGCCCCGCCCGCTAGAACCGTGAACGTTGCGTTTGCGGTCTTAATGATAATAAATGAATAAGAATCAATTGATGAAGCATTGCCCGACGCTGGCGCAGTACCACCCGACCATTTTGGTGTTACGGCTGAACTGTCTACCTGAAACGCCGTCGGTCTGTATGCAGTTGCACCGTTAGTATTTAAGAAAACGCAAGAAATTGAATCCCCAATTGCTAAATTTGCGTTGACGTTTGTGAAGTTAAGCGTAAAATTCGCCGTTGCGTTTGATGTGTAATAAAGCACGCCTTGCGTTTGCGTATTAAATGTGACCGTTCCAGTCGCAGCCGTTGCGGAAATTGTCATTCTTTCGACGGGTGATTTCATGATCGCATTGTTCATAACTGCAGCCGTGAAAGTTTTGTTGGTTAATGTTTGTGTGGTTGTTAGATCAGCCGTGACCGCCGTGTCGATTGAAACCGTGACCGTTCCCGAAGTGCCCCCACCTGAAAGACCTGTTCCAGCGGTGACGCCGGTGATGTCGCCTGCAGGGTCTGTCACCCATGTGAAGTCCATGTCGGTGTTAGACGCCTTTGACAGCACCTGACCCGTTGTTCCGCCTTTAAGGTCTGCCAATGACGTGTCAACGGCTTGTCCAAAAATTTCAAAATCGGCGGGCAGGTCTGTGACCAAATCCGTCGAAGTGGGCATTTGCCACCCGAAGTTGCTAGTTGGGTTTGTCATGTCTTCTCCTTCTTAGGTGATAATTGTTGCACGTGCCCAGTCAAGTGTCGGCGACACGCTTGACCACGTGAAAGTGTTTGCGATTTCGCGCCATTCAAGTGCCTGCAATGAGTAGGCAACGGGCGAAAGATTTACCGAAACCGAAAGGGTGTTATAGCCCGCACGGAAC